CGACAGCCAGACGCGCCTCGGTCGATCCAAGCAGATCCTGGAGAGTTATGGTCCGGGCTGGGTTGCAGGCCTTATCCGCGGGATGCCCGACTACCTGAGCACGAATTTCGGCCAGGTGATCGCCATCGAGCGGGCAGCGAATAAGCCAGGGGCCAGAATAACCGGCCTGATCCACATCGACGCGCTGCGCTGTACCCCCACCGCTGACCCGGAGTACCCGCTCCTTTACTGGTCGCCACACGGGGGAGTCTTTCTCCTCCCCGCGTGGGGCGTCATCCGCATTACGGACATGACCGACTCCGACCCGCTGGCCTATAGCTACGGCCAGTGCGCCAGCGACCGCGCATGGGAGGCGGTGATCCAGGACGCGGCGATACAAACCTATTTCCGCGAGAAGATCACCGGCTCGCGGAACCTGAGCATCTTCATTATCCGCGGGTTAACGTTCCAGCAGCTGAACGATGCGCTGACCACGAGTGAGGCAGGGCGCGAGTCGCGCAACTTCCTGATTTACAAAGGCAGCACCCTCATCCCACTCCTCTCCGATACTGAGATCCAGCTGACCGAGATACCGCTGGCCGCGGTGCCCGATGGCTTCGACGTGGATCAGGCCCGCGCCGACATCCGGCTGCGCTACGCCAACGCGGCGGGCGTGCCAGTCCAGGACATCGCGCCGCTGAGTGGGCAGGGGCTGGGCACGGGCACACAGACGGTGATCCAGGATGAAGCCTATGAGGGCATGGGCCTCGCTGCGTATCCCAAGCTGCTCGCCGAAGCGCTCAACCGGCTGGTGTTTCCCGAGTCGACGACATTCAAGGTCTTCACGAATGATCTGCGGGACAAGAAACAGAAGGCCGAGGTTGACAAGGCGCAGGCCGATACGATCGCGGTACTGGTCGGGACGGCGCAAGCCCCCGGCATCATCAGTCAGCAGCAGGGGCTGAACCTTGCGGCCGACTGGGGCCTGGTGCCGCGTGAGTTCGTGCCGAAGGAAGGCGATGCCACCCCCGGCGGTACGCTGACGAGCGAGCAGAAGCCGTTGAGTGAACCGGAGCAACAGGCGCAAGGATTACTGGTCCAGGCGCAGCAGCGGGCGCTGCTGGTGACGAAGGAAACGATCGACGTGGATGCCGTGGTCGAGGCGGCGCTGGCCGACCGCCGAGCCTGGGACTGGGCGCGGCTGGCGATGGAGGGCGGGGATGAGTAGTATTTTCGGCGAAGGAAAGCTTAACCCGTACGCTTTCAAGCACATGGAGGCGCTGCTTTTCCATGATTGCTACACTCTGTTCGTTGTGTGTCATGCATGTAATTTAGTTCAAAATGCTAATAATAAATATTGTCCTGATTGCGGTCGTTTTGTAGTGGAAGATATATCAGAGGGGTTAGAGAGATATTCTAAAGAACTCCGTACTTGGAAAGAAATATTATTATCTAAAGCCAAGTCTGCCCCATCTATACCTGCGAAATATGTATTTCCGATTAGTGGTGTTTATATCTATTTTCACCCATATGAGCGGTACAAAATAGGCAAGGGCGAGAAGATCACACAAAGGCGTATACCAACGCATCAAACTACAGGACCATCGTTGGAGCTATTGCATGTGATTGAGACATCCGATATTGATTGGTGTGAGCACTTTCTGCATAACAGATTCCGCCATCGGCGCATTTGGCCAAACCGTGAATACTTTGATCTTACCAAGGTTGACCTTGAGTGGCTTTTTAGAATCAAAGTATTGGAGCCACCACGTTCTGAGATCGCGCAACTTCGGTTGCTCGAATTGTTGTAACCGATGCCCATCCCTGACCGCATCGCCGCGCTACTGGCGCGAGAGATCAGTACCGCGACACATGCGCTCGTCAGCGGCGGCTCAGTCGATCGCTGGGAGCGGCAGATGCTCGACGCCATCGCGCGGGGCCATGCCGCGGCAGCCATCGTGGGCACAGCGGAGCGATTAGGGGTTGAGGCGGGATCGAAGCTCCTGAACGAACGCAACTTGAGCCGCGCCGAGCGCCAGGCGATCAAGGATGCGGTGGCGGGCCAGCTGCCCTACCTGCGCAAGTTTGCTGATGATGTGCGGTCGGGTCGCCTGAGCGATGCGCAGATTGTAGCGAGGGCGGCCCTTTATGCCGGCGCGACGCGAGCGACGTGGGGCGCGGCACGCTGGGCGAGTGTCGATCTGCCGGCGATGCCAGGGGACGGTAGTACGGAATGTCTCACGCAGTGTGGCTGTGCATGGGCCTTTCGGGACGATGGCTACTACTGGGAGCGAGGAAAGAACGACTCATGTCCGACATGCACCAGTAGAGAAGCGCAGTGGCGACCATGGAGGGCAGCGTGAAAAGGCACCGGCCAGCGCATCTTTGGTTGATATGGCTTATGCCATCCTTTATTCACAGTGCTATAGCCGCTGTATCCGGCGGATGGCGGCTCGTGAACACGCATCCATGGGCAGCGAATGGGATGTGTGCATATCACCTGCGGTGGGAGCGGTGGCCGAAATGACCGATCCGATCGCCTGGGCCAGCGAAGTTTTCGCGCCGTTCAATTTGAGCTGGAAGGAAGCGCCAGCGGTGGGCATTGCCAGGCGTGTGCTGGGCAACAGCGCTGATCGGCAGGCGATCGTCGATGTGACGATCAGGGCGGGCAAGGTCATTGCCGCGTCGGCAGTCGTGCCGATCAAACCGGAGTACACGCCGCTGCTAATGTTCCTGCTCGCCGTGCTGGTCGAAAGCGCGACGCGACAGGAGGCCGATGCTTGGCTGGCGCGGGGGCTGAACCGACTACGACGGGATAGGTCGAGCGCTGTTGTGTATCCATGGCACGATTGGCGCGTGACGCTCACGACGACGGCGATCGGGCTACTGACGATGCAGGTGCGGTAGTGCTCAAAGTAACGCCTATCACAGCCCCGCACGGCACACTCTCAGCAGCGAAGTACCAGCGCGCGATCGACCTGGCGCGGGGCATCGCCGAGACGGCGGCGCTGACCGAGGCGCGCACCGTCTCGCGCAAATGGAAACACAAGCCGAGTTGGAAGGTTGAGCGCAAGGGCGACACCTCGAATATCGTGACCGACGATGAGATATTCGGGTACCAGGACAAGGGGACACGCGGGCCGTACACCATTACGCCGCGCAAGAAGCGGGCGCTGTACTGGGCGGGCGCAGCCCATCCCGTGCGGCGTGTGCGTCATCCCGGCCTGAAGGCACAGCACTATTCAGAGAAGATCGCTGCGGTCATGCAGAAGCAGTACCAGAGGATCATGCAAGGCGAGATCAATCGGGTGACACCATGACAGCAATGCAGCAGACCATCACTACTGAGCAGCGGCGTGAGCTTGAGGCGATTTATCGCCAGCAGGTTGGCGCCATCAAGGCACTGGCGCGGCTACTCGGCTACCCATGTCCGATTGCCAGTCGTGAGGAGCGGCGCGCGGTGTCCCATCGTACTGTTGACGATTGTGCTATACTAGATACAGATGCAGCGTGGAGCAGTGGTAGCTCGTCAGGCTCATAATCTGAAGGTCGTCGGTTCAAGTCCGACCGCTGCGACCAATACTCTTTTAATGCAAGAACGGGGAGTCTCCCTGGCTGGCCGGGGACCGTAAGACCAGGGAGACAGAACCGCGCCTAACCGAATACTCCAGCGCCTTTCGCTGAAAAGCTAGCGGCGTCACTCCAGAGATGGAGCGGCGCCGCTTTTGTTGTTGGACGACCATGCCAGGCTCTGACCACGGCACATCAATCAAAAACCCTCGTGTCTACGAGGCATTGCGCCGCAAGGGCATGTCCAAGCGCCGCGCGGCGATGATCTCCAATGCCCAGCGGCACAAGGACTCGGGCGTGACCGGCCTGGCCATCCCGCCCCATGGCCCCGATGCGCTGTTCAATCAGCCGAGCATGGCCCAGCGTCGTCGCGGTCGTAAGCGCACGAAGGCCGCGAACTACGGTGCCCACGTCGGGCAGGTGATCGCGGGGCGGCTCACACGCGGCGCGGGCGGGCGGTTCAGTGGCGACGGGCAGGCATCGGCGGCCCCGAAGCCGAGCAAGTCACGCGAGCAACGCACGGCGCTGCGTGCTGCTCGACAGGAGCGGATGGGCGCGATCAGGGCTGCGCGCGACCAGGCGCTGGCTG